GTTGCCGCTACCATCTGTCTGCGGAGCCGGTATCTCTTCGCCAGTTCTTATAAGCTGACCACTCGTATTTATCCGATATGTTGTGCCGGATTCTGCCGTAGCAATCAAATTACCGCTTGAATCAATCGTGAATGTATCGGTCACTTCCGAAGTTCGGATGTAGTTAAGAGTACCGTTAGGATCGATAGACATGACCATCAGTGCGCTTGTACCGTTGCCGACATCAACATTTATGCCTGTGACCGTGATAGGGGACGTCCAGAGGCTCTTTCCATCAAAGGTAGTAGAAATCACCACTGGTGAATCAAAATCGTACCATTTGACCTCTAGATGCCCCAATTCGTTCATCCTAGCGAAGCATCCGATACACTGGCAAGCATATGAAAGCATCTGCCTGTCTGTGATAACAGTACTGTTTCCACTAGAGTCTTTCTCAGGCTCTGGAAGTACGAAATCGCCATGCGGAATAGTTGTGGTATCGAGTGTAATGCTGTTCGCTGTGCAGATTGTCTCAACGAGATTCTGAACAGTAATCGGATAAGTGATTGGAGTCGAAGTCTGGTCGAGGAGCTTCAGCGCATCCATCGCATTGCATCTGATGATGTTGCCACTTGTGGTGTGGCTCGTGACATAGAAGATGCCCTTCGGCAGATATTCCTTAGTTCCGTTGATTTCGAAGTACACAAACGGTACAACTACCGCACCTTCGAACTCGATACTATCTAAACTTCGGTCAAAATTCGTAAGAGAAAAGCTGAATCCGCCGATAATAGCATCGCCGACAGAGAAGGCATTGTCCTGTGAAGTTGCCTCACTGAAGCTGACGCTCTGTCCCCAGAACTGCCCATCTTCAAGCCATATCGTTCTGCCTCTCGCAGTAGTAAGCTGCATCCGCATCAGAGGTATCTCACCGTTATTCACTTTCTGCATGAAAGCAGTAGAAGCACTGATCATGGCTATTACCTCTCGATTATGTCAAAGCTGATAGATTCGTATATTTTCTGATTCACGGTCCAGATTTTCACATTTCCGCCTCTGTCCCCTACATAGAAATTGCGGATTTGCCAAGCATTCTCCATCGCATCCCAGTAACGTACATCGATGTATTCTGGATTGAATGCCTTCAGAATCTTAGAAGCCACCGCCGGAGTTATGGCACTCCATTCAAGTTCCAGCTTTCTCTTCTGGGTGACACGGCCCTTGAACATATAGCCGGTATCGTCTCGTCCAGAGTCTCCGATGCTTACGTCTTGGAGTCCCCAATGCAATTTAGATGGATTCGGCATGTCAACTCCATCAACTCGGATTAGTACATCTGCCATAATTCACCTCGTTATATGTAAAAGGGAGACAAGTTGTTACGCTCATCTCCCCATTGTTTTAATAGCTGTATTGCGTCACAGGATTGTATCTCTTATCGAGGCTACGATTCCCTTGATTGACCGCTCTAGCAAGCACTTCATTGTTTTCTGTGTACAGAGTGGCATTGACATTGATGGGACGATTCTCCTGTCCGCTCATGGCACTCATGATGATTGGAGCAATCTTTTCAGCCACCGCATTCGCAATGTCTTCACTATTGGATGTTCCCATACCGCCAGCGTTGACAATCGCATTACCGATACGCTTCATGGTTGACTTCCTCTCAAGAGGGATAGCCGCTTCTGCTCCGGCTTCGCCGAATACCTGGAAACCAGTAGGGCCAGTAAACAGACCGCCCTTGGCGTTTTCTGTCCAGATACTAGCCAAGATTTCCCTTCCCTTACCGACAATGCTTGCAACAACATTCTTTGCTGTTGTGATAATGTCGAAAGTGACCTTAACCGTCTTGTCATACAAACTGTATGCAAACTTGTTGAAGTAGGAGATGAAGTTGCCGCCGTCCTTACCTGTGAACCACTTTGTTACATTGTGAGACTTTGTATAGATATATTTGCTGAATTTATCTAAGAAGTTATTCCCATTCTCGCCGGTGAACCACTTGGTAACATTGTGTGTCCTGGTGTAGATGTACTTTGAAAACTTATCAAGAAATCCATTTCCATTTCCACCGTTGAACCACTTTGTAACATTATGCGCTTTCGTGTAAACATATTTGGTAAACTTGTCAACAAATCCGCTCTTATCACCACCAGTGAATACCTTGGTTACATTGTGCGCTTTATCGTAAATGTACTTAGAATATTTATCAACGAAACCGTTTTTGTCCTTACCGAAGAACGACTTGATAACATCGTATGCTTTGGTATCAGTAAACTGGCCATACGCCTCTTTGAAGAACGGAGTAAGCTCGCCATTCATTATCTTTTTGACGACTGGCGTATCCATCAGTGATGACTTAGCCAATTCAAGATTACTGAACGACTGGTCCTTCTCTCCAAACAAGATTGTTTTAACCTTGGTAATAATATCCGGCATCGATATTGTTTTTGAAGCCGCTTGCGAAGGAGTAAACTGCGGCGACTGCTGAATCTGAGTGTTGTATCCAGCACTGTTCTGACCACTAACAGGAGCCTGCTGTTTCGGCTGCTGATACTGCGGAGCAAGGTTCTTTCCCTGGAACTGTTCTACGCCGCCATGAGATTTTGTCCACTTGTTAAGCAATACGCCAAGTGAAAGCGCGCCAAGCATGATGCTGCCTCCAACGGCGATTGTGCCGACAGTAAGCGTTGACAGTCCTGCAAACAAACTGCCACCGCCAGACGCGCCAGCTCCGGCAGCTCCAGCTCCACCTGCTCCAGCACCAACGCCACCGAGGGCTGCTCCTCCGGTAGCTTCTGTAATAGCGCTGGAAATTAGGTTCTTTGCGATATTCTTGAACACAATTCCGCCAAAGATCGCAAGCGCAAGGTTCGCACCAGCTTTCGCTGCACACAAACCTGCAATCGTTCCCCACGGCAGAGATGACAGAACTACGCCAAGCTGCGTTACAAGCTCTCCGGTATCTGCGGTTCTGAGCGCGTCTGTAATGCCACCGATAATGGTGTCGGCAATGAGTTTCAGTGCGTGAGACGCTTTCTCCTCGTCAAAGTCCTCAGAAAATCCATTCAAGAACTCGACAAGGGCAGATGTGATGTCTTCTTTGACCTTTCCATCATTGAGCATGGAAACGGCTGTCTCGGAAAGCCCATTAAGGAACGTTGCAATAGACTCTCCCATGTCCTTCGGATTGAGAGTGATGATTGCCGTCCTAACAAGTTCCTTCAGCTTTGTGCCAAGATTCTTGTAGTCGAACTTGGAAACAAGTCCACCAAAGAAGTCCCATGCTGCTCTGAGTTTGCTTCCAAGGAGATGCCCGAATTCCATAGCATTCCACTCGTCAATCATGCCGTTTAAGCCTTCGGCCAGATGTGTGCCAAAGTCTCTCCAGTGGAACCCATTAATCCAAGCAACAAGCGTATAAACGACGGTGTTGAGTCCTCTGCCAAATGTCCTACCGATCAAATCCCAGTCAATCCAATCAGCCATAGAGTTGATTGTTGTCTGGAAAGGTGTGATGAATCCATCAACGACAATCGGTTTAATCTTCTCCCATGCGAGAGCATCATAGATGTACTGGAACCCTGCGTTTATTCCTTCTGCAACAATACGGCCAAGATTGGCCCACTGATGTTTCTGGAACGCTTCACGGATTCTGGCCGCCCATCTATTGATTGCCTGGACAACGGAGTTATCCCCAAAAAGGTCATCATAGTCCGGCATCAATCCCATGTCTGACAAATCGCCAAGACCGCCGACGCCGCCACCGCCTCCTCCTCCGCCGCCTCCTCCGCCACTTCCAGCGGAATCAGTGTCTTTGGCAAGCTGATTTAATTGATCGAACGGCAACAATGTGAGCTGCTTCTTTAAGTCTTTTGCGGCCTTTCCAGCACTTCCAAGTCCATCTGCAGCACCGCCACCAGCAGATCCGAGATCGCCAGCAGCACCGGCAGCATCATCGAGGTATCCCGCAGTTTCGTCAAGCATACCTTTTGCGGCTGCAAGTGGTTTGCCGAACAGTGTGAACATGAAGATCCTAAATGCGTTAGCTGCCTGGATAAGCCTCTTAATCAAAGCATTAAGCCATGCGAGAACTGGAGCAATTGCAGGTACAAGTCCCTGTCCAAATGATGCTGATAACTGTCCCACATTGACTGCGAGCAATTTTGCCTGGTTAGAAGCGGACATTGATGTGGCCGCGAAATCCCCTTCTGCATATCTGGTTTTCTCCAGCATGTAAGCATAGCGAACGGCCATTTGAGTAGCCTGGTTCATGCTTTTCCACGACTGGTTAATTCCGTGTTCGAGAGCGAAAGCCTCAAGGTTCGCCACATTCATGTTGACACCGAGAGCTCTCATTGGCCTAGACATACCGGCCATTGCCGCCTGCATTTTTGTCATCGCTTCGTCTACGGTGATTTCATAGAAGGAAGCAATGTCACCGGCTCTCTCAATGAGCTGTGTGGTCATCTTGGCTGCGCTGTCTCTCATCCCTTCGGTTGCGTCAAAGCCGGATGAGTTGAACATTGACATGAGTCGGCCGGCATAACGCTGAGCTGCTATCTCGGATATACCGAAAGCATCAATCGTGCCCTGGGACCATTTGTAAATATATCCAGAAATATCTCTGTAGCCGTTGATTACTGAGCCAAACGCGGTGTCGATAACGTTGCGCAGCTCTACGATAGATGAACCAGCCTCAAATGACTGTTTCGCCCAGTCGAATATTCCACGAATTCCGTAGAAGGGGACAATTGCTCTTAGCAGATTCATAAAGCTAAGCGCGGTCCTGTCAACGTTAGCAGCGCCGCCAGGAAGGAGGTGTAACTGCTGCATGAAACCTGCAAGCGCCTTAACTCCGTGCCCGCTGAGCTTCAATACCTGAACATTGAGAGCTGCAAAATCATGAGCGAACATCTTAGCAGACGAGAAGATAGAGTTTGTAAGGACTCCTGCAACTCCATTAGAGCCGCCTGTGCTGCCACTTAAACCGCTCATTGCTTTCTGAGCGTTCATGCCTGCATCTGCAAGCAAGCCTAAGCCATGAATTGTATTGGCAAGGTTTTCGTCAACATCTGGCGCGTTGCTGATTTCGTTAATGAAGTCTACAACCGCAGCCGTAAGAGTTTTCAGGTTTGCCGCCGTCTTACCAGCTTTATCACCGGCGTTCGCCAATTGAGCGATAGAAGATATAAACTGTGAAACTGAAGTGTTTATATCGCCAACGTTTGAAAGCGTTTTAATGGCGTCTTTGATTCTTGGAACAAGCACTCTCATTCCATCTGCTGTGCTTTTAGCTTTGTCGCCGGCATTGGCAAGTCTGGCTATGGCAGAAACAAATCTGTTTAAGCTATTTGAAACATCGCCAATTTTGGAAATATCTGTAATTGAAGCAACAATATGACTGAGAACACTAGGATCAAACTTTGAAGTATCAACTGTCACAAGCCTCTTTAACGAGTTTGCGAGTTGCGTGATACCAGTATCTTTCAGATTTGTCTGGTTCATCAGCGAAATTGCATCTGCAACCTGTGAAAATCCGGCGGCGAACTGAGGCAGCTTCGGAAGATCAACAAGCGAGAACGCTGCCTCAACATTCTGCTTTAACTGCTGGTTGTCAATTCTCAGCTTAATTGGCTTCGTGTCGTATGTTTTGTCTGTGGCCGCATTTATAGCTTTTTGAATCTGAGACTCAAACCTTGACTGGTCAATGTCGAGATCAATCGGAATCTTATCAGCAGAGCCAACCATTCGCTCGGAAGTCGTAGCTTCCATCATGCTTTGAATCTTCTCACGATATGTCTCTGCAATCTGATCGATCTTTTCTGTTACAGCGTCGGTTTGAACAAATCCATCTAAAGCCGCTTTCGCTTCTAGGATCTTTTCTCTCAAGAACTCAAACTGAGTCGGGGCGTCCTGCGGAACAGAAAAGCCATCGATTATGTTTGAATTTCTAGCAATAAAATCGCTTTCTAAGCCAAATATATCTGTATCAATTCTCTGACCGCCCCTTTGAAGAAGTCTCTCAAGACCCATCTTCTTCCAATTGGCCATTTCGTCTTTTGAAATTTGGCCTGGATTAATTCTAAGAGTCTCGACATCTTTTAAGAAGGCTTCGTATTCACGCCTCATTCCGGTGAGATCGGCCGTCGAAACTTTAGCAGTCTCGCTAATAGCTTCTTTAAGTCTTTCTACACCCGCGGCCGCGTTTCCGTTGCCGGCAACATCGTGAGCCATGTCGCGAAGTATGGTCTGGACATTCTTTATTCCGCTCGTGTCCATCCCCATGTCTTTTCCAAGGGTTTTACCCATGGCCGCGAAGCTCTTACTAAGATCACGTTCTGCCTGAGCAGCAGCATATCTCAATCTGTCCATGCGGTCCGCGCCGCTAACAGAGATGTCAATATTAACTTTCTTGTCTTTAAGGTTGCTAAGATTGATACGCGACAACTTTGTGAGGTTGTCAATCGCTCCACTAAGGTCAGCTCTTGTAAGGCTTTCTATTCCGTGTGAAAAGCTCTTTAGAGCCCCGGACATTCCTCCTAGTTTTGAAGCTGCCGCAGACGCTATATTAAGTGCTGTGGCTAAATTGCCTAATTGCCTAATGGCATCGCTGGCATCAGAGCCAATCTGTATTTGTAATTCATCAATTTTCTGAGATGCCATCGTTGTTTACCTCATAAACAAAAAGGCAAGGTTGTTAGCCTTGCCCTTCGTGTGTTTTTATAAAATTCTCATTGTAAACAGCTACCCACGCTTCAAATCTAAGCAGCTCGTCCTGCGGGGTTCTCTCCCGCTCCTCTTTTTCCATAGCAGAAAAAGGCTTTTCGAGGTATTTTGCTCTCGATTTTTTACCGTTCAGGGCATTGCTTACTGCCACTCCCACGGCGTTTGATACATAAGCACCCATCATCCACATTTGGTAGTCAAGGCGCTCTTGCTGCATCGCGTCCATTTTGCGGTATGGCTCCAGCTCTACTGGAATTGACTCCCAGAAACGATCTTCACTTACTCCTAACATCAAGAAGTAAGGAAGCGTCTCGTTTAGGACTCGCTCTCGGTAGGTGTCATAGCGACTACCCTCGCCGGAGTATTCTCCATCTCCGCTTTCACTTGATCCGCCGTCTCTTTCGCTGTCTCCGTCTCTTCCGCCGCTGTCATCATAGCGGATAAAAAACCGTTGCGCTCCAGTTCTCCCTGCAGATCACGGAACAGGGTATATGCAGACTGAGGATTCTCTTCTGTGGACTCATCTTCGTAGTCGTCGAACAGGTCAAGGACTTCATCAATGAGTGCCTTCCTGTCATTCTCATCCTTGTAGCCAAACTCGTCAGAATGGTATTTCTGAAGGCCGGCCAGAAGAAGCTCCGCAGTGGTGATAGCCAGCTTGCTAAGAATACCTTTTGCATCCAGCTCTGAGAAATCACCAACCGCGGAAACTTTATCCAGGAGGTCGCCTTCGCAGATCATCCTGTATGTGAATCTTACTTTATATTCTTTGCCGTGGATTTTGAAAATATACATAACTGCCCTCCTCAGTTAGTTATATGGTGTTGTGGTTAGGTTGTAGTAGACGCTGCTGCGATCGTCACAACGGTAGAAGGATAACAAACAATCGTCATCTCCAGAAGCCCGTTAACTTCCGCTTCGTTAATATACACGTCGTACTGACCTTCCCATGTTGCCTTCGCACCTGCGGAAGCAAAATCAAGCTCGAAGAAACCGTCTGTCAGTGCGTTTGTTTTAAGAGACTGATAAGCAGCGAGCGTGAAATTCGCGCTAAACTGCATGGATTCCACCGACTGAACTCCAGGCCACTTGTGTTCGTACCGGTTCGCTACGCCGGCACCGTTCACTTCGGAACTGCTATGCCTTTATCTATACGCATAGTTCAGACTATATCACCGCCCTAGAAGGGCGCTCCCCATTTCCACTCGCTTGAGTGTACTCCCTTTCGGGATAGTCGTTGAACCTTCATCTTTCGATGCTTGGCTACTGATTGTCCTTGGCTTGTTCAGGTCCAAGGAGTTTCCAGTAATTAGAGGAGTTATTCGACAAGCATTACTGCTTGAAGTCGCACTTAGTTTACGAATGTCTGAGATGTGTCGGTGAGGTCTGTGGACTCAATCTGCTCTCTCTCGCCGTTGAGCTGAGGAGTAGACTTGATCTTGCACAGTTCTGCAAGAGAATTAGCAGAAGTGCCGAACTTAAGAATAGTGCCGATAGTATTATGAGCTTTAGCTGCCATAATAAACCCCCTATTTGTATGTGGTTAGTGACACCCTCTTAGCGGATGCCAGTTTCGGTTTCATAGTTCTGACAAGTCAAGTAACTCGCCAGTATATCTTAAATCGTAACGAGCGATATACCGATGTATCTCGTTGTTTTTGAATCTCTGCGCAAATCCTGTTGAATAAAAGCCCATATTGAACATGATGGCCTTCGTCTTGTCTTCGAGTTTCAGCGCCGTAGATTCATTCTTGGCGAAGCACTCTACTTGAACGTTAACGATAATGCCAGGTTCATTGTTCGACATATCCCTAGCTTGTAACCAGGTGTAGTTTGTCATCGGCTTAAAGGACACCCAAGGGAGCCTTGCCCCGACATCAGACTTGCCGAACGAAATGTTCTCGGCAGAAATAACATTCTTGCTCACACATTCATTAACAAATCGCCCGTAGATTTCTTCAATGGGATTTTCAGTAATTGTCGCCATGTCTTAACTCCTAAACGCCTTTCGTGCTATCGACGTAGCATTATCTTCGATTGCCCGTTTAGCGTGAAATAACGGCATTGCGGCCGGTGTACCTTGGTAGGTCTCACCTTTATGTGTCCACTCTTCATGTAGACCTTGATGAGCACCATAAGAACCAATGGTAAATCCAAGCTCTACACCCAAAGGGTGTGTGGAACTATTAGGAACTGGATTGTAATGAATGCCTGCTCCGAACTCAACAAATGCCGCTTGTTCTCCAATTAGGCTGAGAACTGCAGACACATTACCGTTACTACCCATAGCTGCATGAGGCGCTTCTGTTTCAAAGTCAGGCGGGTCGTACTTATCATCTACGTTTGATAAGTGTCCCCTTGCTTGCTTAATTCCTTCGTCACATAGCCACGAAACATACAGTTCGTTTTTGTCTGCTAGCTTATCGCGATACTGTAATACCTGCTTCGCAGCTTCCTTGAGAGACTTCGCAGAGTGACCGGAAATTTTGATTACCATGTCCCATCACCTACCTCGTCGCCGTTTTTCTTAATCAAGTATCTGGCTACGTTACCCATCTTGGTATCAACGCGCCTTTTCAGCGTATAGTCTGGCGGCACGATAGGCTCACCGTCATCGTTAAACTTCACATTGCCGTTTTCGTCGAGAACAGGCTCGACATCTACCCAGACTTGTGTACCCTCGATAGGATTGAAGTCGCGATCAAATGATGTGATATATCTGTCGTAATCTGGGACAATACCGGCTGCGTAATCTTCCGGAGTGGAGCCCGTGGCAGACACCGTGAATCTGTGCATCTCCGGCTTGCTATAAACCGAAGTTTCATCAATCCCGGTAAACCCCATTTTTTTGACAGAAAACCACAATTTTTGTGTTTGTCTCTGCAAGCACCTCATGTCTATTCCCCCAAAATATAAATAGTGTCATGCCCTACCGCCCAAATGAGACACTCCCTACGGCGCAGTGGAGGGCCTACGCCATGCAACCGTCTTTAAATAGTCACAAAAGGAACTACGCGATGTTGAGTAAATACATTGCCCTTGTTATTCCACATACGGTATAAGCCTGATTCAATGTGCATAGATTGAAATTCGGCCCCTTGCTGGATGCACTCATACAAAGCGAGATCCGATATGCAACTAACGTGCTTGGTCATGTCGGCAATGATAGCATCCTCGTCCCATGTGCTGGGATAGTTTCTATACTCTCGATATGCCATCAATGCTCTGTCGGCAAGAACACTAACCATGGTGCTATCGGCATCTGTCAGATAGTCAAATAGCATCTCCATGACTTTATTCTTGACATCTTCCATATCCGTGTCCTTGTCTTACTTGGTTGGTCTGCCTCGTTTGACGGTCTTCGGCTTCTCATCCTTCGTAGACTCTGCCGTTTTCTCGACAGGCTTTGCGCTTTCTGGTCTTCCGAAGCACTCTGTTGTAGTGATATTTTCAGAATCACTAGGTCTGTGTCTTAAAAGCATTCCCATTAAATATTCCTCTATTCGATTTAGTGATTATAGTTCTTATCTCATGCCCCAGTGCGATTGTAGGGTCACAGTAAATCTTGTAACCACACTGCCTCGCTCTCCAACAGAAACTTAAGTCCTCGCCGACTGTGTTGATTGGCGAAAACATATATCCATGCTGGCACAGGACATTCCACAAGACATTTCGCTTCATGAGAACACATCCGAATCCACACCCGGCAACCTCAAAAATCTCATCTGGGATTTCATCAAATTCCTCACTGACAACACCCATTTGGGAAATATTCAAAGTTTTGAACAATGTCGGGGTAAACGGCGGTCTGCGTCTGTAATACATACCGGCCAACATATCGTAGTTGTTTGCTTCAAGCTCCGCGACCATCATGTCGAGAGTGTCCGGCATAAATGTCATATCTGAATCCAACCAGAAGATATAATCTGCTGTTGAATTTATCGCCCTCTCAGCAAGCTTGTTTCGGCTGTCATATACAAGACTGCCAATGTGGAATCCCACCTCAACATCAAAGTCACGCTTGTGGTTCACAAGGTTGACTAGACACTGAGCAAACTTGGCTGAGAGAGTATCCATACATGGGATAGCGATAAAAACTTTCATGTAGTCCCCTTATTAGGTCGTTGCAGCTCCGGGCATCTTGATGAGCTTGGTCTTGTCAAGTACATATACGGCCGCATGACGATCCGCTGTGATTACGGTACTCTTGTTGATGATGTCTCTGTCAGTCTCAACAAGGATGCCTCTCTTGTTGTAGATAGCCAGCGCACCAGGCTTAACGATGTAAGCGCAGTTTGCAGTAGTCAGCTTATTGGAAACAACAACCTGGCAACCATGAATCATACCAACAGTGCCACGGATAATCATGTTTGCCGCAACCTCTGTTCCGGGAATCCAGCCGTTAGCCTTACGGATTGTCTCATAAGCAGCCGGATTAACAAGGATGACCTTCTCGCCATCGATGTCTTCACCGAACAGTGTGAGCGCGGATGCGATGCCGTCAGCGGTAAGAGCTGCGGCCGCAGTTGTCATATTCGCAGCAGCAGATGTTCCCATAGCCGCAAGCATAGCATTGTCATATGCCTGTGCGATGGACTGTGCAATCTGGTCAACAGCCTCGCCGATAGGATCGCCATAGGCACTGAGGACGGCCTCGTCAGTAATCTGTACGCCCTTCGCATACTTGGAGATTGTGACGGTTACTGTACTCTCAGTGAGCTGGGAAATCGGAATATCCTGACCTTCTCCAACGAGCGTAGCGGCTCCGATGGAATTGTAGTAAGGCAGAGTCACAGTAGATCCCGGACGGCCTTCAAGGTTGTCATAAACCCTTGCCAGAGGGGCGAAACGGACATAATCGAAAAGCTTTTTCTGAATTCTATCGCCAACAACCTGGGGATTAAAAAGGTTGGCGAGATAAGTGCCGGTAGTAGTAGATACTGCAGCCATATTAAATCCTCCCATAATTCTTGTGGGTTAGCGACTCTCACAGAATTGAGAGCCGGAGTAACGAATTGTTATTTTGTGAATTTTTCGTACACAGAAGGATGTTTCTCATACAGGTCAAGCTGTTCTCTGTATGACATCGCATCAAACTGTTCCTGAGTAAGCTGGATGCCATCATCGTTACCAGTAGCCGGGGCAGGCATTGTCTTCATGAGGTCTGCACGGATCTTCTTCTCCATGTTGTCCATGTGCGTCTTCTGAATACGGAAAAGTTCGTCCGTATCGCCGGAATACTGTGCTTCTGCCGCCTTAGTAGCCATTTCCTCGGAATATCCACAACTCATAAACGACTTGGCAAATTTATTAATTGCGGACTCTTTGCGGAGTGCTTCAAGTTCCTCTCGGATAGCGGCATCACGTTCAGCCTTTTCCATAGACAGCTTTTCTGATTCGCTCTGCGTGTCCATGTATTTCTTCTTCCAACCAGAAGCATCGGAAGCAGATTTGTCTACTGCCTTTTTCAGCCTCTTGTTCTCTGCAAGCAGTTCTGCAAGCTGCTCCTCGGCAGTTTTTGTCTCAGCCTTCGGCTCAGTGCCTTCAGTGTTCTCTGCCTCTGTGGTAACTTTGATATTCTCGTCCATAAGTTCTCCTTGCGGTTATAGTCTTCTCTGACTTTGTGAATAGTGCGTTTTTTACCGTGCGTCTCTGCACTTTGCGCTTTATTAACGTCACATCTCCGTGACGGTTTACATATATTCGGCGCAGCACCGGCAATTAGCTATATTGTCAGCGCTGGCCCCTAAAGAGTCGTCAAGTGGATACATAAGTAATTCACCGTTGACCTCAAAAGGTTCATTAATCGGGACGGTCACGCCGTTCACTTCCTCGTGCCATTCCCTTTCGCGCCCATCAATTATTGTGCGCCATTTCTTCATTGTCAGACCCGCTTTAATGGCATCTGACAGCTCGCCATAACACATGATTGCATTTGACTCTGTGGCCGCCATGTTTATTGCCCTATCAGCAGAAGTCATATATTCATCGTCTTGATGAGTGAAGGTCGAAAGACCAACCTCTTGTGCAAAACGAGTGGCTTTTGCAGCAATCTCGTCGTCATCGACGCGGCGCTTTGCTACGGCCATAAAAGCTAAAGCGAAAAGCTCAATCACTTCTCCCAACCACGGCTTGTTCTCTTTTTGCCGAATTTCGGCCAAAGACAGAATGTTGAGAAACCGGTCCTCAAGTGCCATAGCAATCAGCACTCTATCTGTCTTTTGGTCATTGCTTATCGGCATCGCTCCGAAGTATTCTTCGTAGATGTCTCTCGACAAGCTATGCAATTCATCAAACCGTAAATCTGTGGTTCTCATACCGCAGAGGAGTTCTCCCTGTTCTGCTCAGCATTGTGGTCGTCAGCGCCCTTGACTCCATCTACCGAGATACCGTCGCCGTTCTGAGGCTTATCCTCTGTGTTCTTGTTGATCTTCCCAAGAAGGATTTTGTTAATCATCTCAAGGGAATCGATTGTGACCTGCTGCGCGTCGTCAAAAATATCGACAGTAGAAATAGCCTTACCAGGTTCAATGCCAATGTTAATCAGATTGGAAAGAGCAACCGTTCTGGAAACAAGATCGTATGTCTTGTTACGGCTAAACTTGACAATGACATCAGACTTTCTCAGTGCCTTCAAATCTTCCGGAATGTTCGGAGAATTTTTGAAGATAGCAATGATAATGTCGAGCATTTCCATCTCGGATGCCGCAAAAATCGGCTCCATGGTCTTTGCCATTGTCTCTGCAAGCTGCCAGCCGTTCGACAGAAGAATTGCGGCGCCGGTGTTGCCGCCGGAAGCACTGTCTCTACCAGGGACGCCAGCAATTTCAAGCATCTGGTCGTAAAGGTAATCGACAAGGGCCTGAGTCTCCTGCTGGTTCAAAGCGCTTGTGACGTATGTAACTTTTGCCTCTTTGCCGTCCGCAGTAGTTGTCGTCTGGATGAAACCGCCATTTCGCAGCTCATCTTTCTGGTTCGGATCAATAGAGCAGTTATGCAGCCACAAGATTGCCTGTACGTACTGTGCAATGTCATTTACTCGATCTGAGTTGGCAATGTTCAGCGCGTCGGCCAGCGGGATAATCGTCTCAAAGCAAGCCATTCTGTTAGCGTCATTCCTGAACTCGACAATCGGAATCTTGCCAATGATATTCGGCTGCTTGCTAACAATCTTGTCTCCAAGAATCTCGTATACCCAGTCGGGTGTATATGCCGTGATTCGCGCAATTGACATCTCCGGAATCCAGGAATATGTCACGGCCATCATCTTTCGCTGATAGGCGTCATTGCTGTATACGACGTATGTGTTCAGTGGGTTCAGAACAACCAGGTCAAACGGTGCAATGTCATCTGACTTCTCACGTTTGGGATAAACAAGCATATAGCCTAGACCTGTTGTCTTGAAGTCGTGTGCAAGTTCTATATCCTTACCTGCCTTGTCCTGCTCCCACAGCATTTCGTTCAGCGATGAGACCCTTTTATCATCCTTCCTGACATCGGCTTTCGTGAAGTCGTCGGCAGCTCTCTGAACAAACATGATTGGACTGGCAAACTCGTATCCGACTTTGAAATCTGTGATGAGCTTGGCATAATTGGCCATGCAATGAACATTCACATCTTCACGAATGGTCTTTACGCGGTAAAAGATCGGCTGGTCGCCTTTCTCGTACTTCTGCAGATAAAGCATCGCCGCGCGGTTCTCTTGGTGCGCAATCATTGTCTGTTCAACGGCATCAAGAACATTCTCGTCGATGGATAAATCAACCGGAAGCCAGTAGATTTTCTTCCTGCCTGTGAAGAGCGGGGACTGCGCAGCACTCGCATTTGGATTTGTATTCTGTTTTGCGTCTGTGCTAGTAGTATCAGCCATGTCTTTTTCTCTCTCCAATATGCCAAAAGCAAGGCTCCCACTACGGAATAACCTTGCTTGTAACTTTTCTCAGCATAAATATAAATCAATAAAAACGAACAAAACGAACAACATTCGCTTATTCACT